GAGGTGCGTACGTCCATCAAGTTGGTTGAATGCGTGAGCTATTTGAGCAATCATATTTGGGATGAAGGACACAGTTGCAGCCAGAATACTAGCTACTGGTGTCCAGATAGCCATAGCTTCTTCACCCTTACCAGCAAGCTCAACCCACATCTTAGACCAAGCATCGTTTACTGCTTCTTCGGTAGCTTCCATAGCTTCCTTGAATGTGTAAACGTTTGCAGCCATCTCTTGATATACAGGATTATTTGCATACTCTTCCAATGATTGCATCAATACTTCATTAGTAAGCCAGCCATCTTTTAAGTGTTCTACAAACAATCCTTGCACACCAACAGCATCTACTTCTGCTTGGATGATTGCTTCCTTATAAGCTCTGGTTGCCATATTTGCGTTTTCCAATGACATCCAGTTTTGTCGGTTCATATAACCCATTTGCAGTGCTTGTTGAACACCAAATTGTAAGGCTGAACCAAATTGTGCAGTATTAGCACCAGCAGAGGCTGCCAAGTTACCAAAACCTCTCAAAGCAACATTGGCTTGATCCAAACCAATACCAGCATTAACAAATTGTGCCAACGCTGAGTTCATTTGTTGAGAATTGTATTTGGTCGTTTTAGCATATTGCTCCAAGTCACGCATTGTAGCGGTGATGTGGTCTTGCTCTTCTTTACCCAAGGCAGCAACCAAGATACGAGTTGAGTCAAGTTCTCGTTCATATTCTTGATAACCTTGGACTACAGGAGCAAGAGTCCATTTATTTAATAACGATGCCCCAGCAATAATTGCACGAGATGCAATATTACCCAAAGCCACCGTTGCAATACCTTCCAGCATTGAGAATTTACCTTTAACACCCTCAACACCAGAACCCAATTGTTCCATTGAGTTTTTAGCATTTGATGCTCCAGATTGAATCGCTCCAAATCCAGAGCCAGCATTTTCTCCAACTCTACCCACAGCAGATGCTGCAGTGTTGGATGCATTACCGACACCTGCCATCTTCTCCACAATGTTACCAAGAATTGGGACATGTGAGACTAGACCTGCAAGTTTACTTGACAGAGAACCTGTCGATTTCTCAACATTATCAACAGATTTACCGTTGATTGAGTCCATCTTTTGTTGGAAGTTACCAACATCTTTAATGGCATTTTGAAGTTTCTGTTGTAAATCAGCGGCGTCGAGTTTTAGTTTATAAATCTGTTCTTTTACTACAGAACTAGGCATTAACTACTCCCTCCCGACAAACCTTTTGCAATATTACTTGTTATACTGTCAGTTCTAGGAGACACAAAGTCGTTTGGTCTAACGTAACCTCCAGTACGAGTGTAGTGTCCATTCACCACATATACAACAATAGGTTTACCATTCTTAGCTTTATGTGAGTTTTCGAAGATAACATCTATCTGGTCTTTACTCATCGTAATTCGTCTACTCCATGACGACTTAGTCAAGCCCGACCTAACAGGAGTGCTCTCAACAATGTCGTCATAAGCTTTTTGAGTTTCAGCATCAACTACTGTATAGATTTTCGCCATATCAGTTTCTTTTTTAAAGTCGTCGAATAAGTTCTGAAACTTACTATCTGATGACATTGAATATTTCATTTTGAATTAACCTGTAGTTCCCATCTCAGCACGTCGTTTAGCATTCAAGTCTTTGTACATGCGTGCAGTTTCTTCTTTACTACGTTTCTTCTTAGGTGCGTTTAACTCACCTATAACCCCAAGCAATACAAGAAGTCTATGGATATTCCATGTTTCACAACTGTATGGTACTTGTGCATTCGCCATATACGCATAGATTACCTCTGATGTTAGTATACGACGACCACCTTCTCCCGATGAAGAAATCGTAGTTGCAGTAGGTCTACTATTGATGTATTCGATTATCTCCTTTATGTTTGATTCGGACAGATTGTCTATCTCGAACCCTGTCTTATCTAAATTCATTAATTGGACATAAGCTAGTACTTCAATAGGTTCCACCTGCAAGCCATTTAAAAAGGGAAACGGTTTTTTAAACACCATCTCCCATTGACTAATAGCTAACAACGAATGCTCGAAATGGTATACTTTTCCTGGAAGAATCATGCCCGTTGTTTCGTCATAAATCTCCTCTGTAACTATCTCAAGCATACTTGCTACCTACTATTTTTTGCTACGACGTTGTTGACGGTTACCTTTATTGGCAACTGTCTCAAGCTGAGCGTTTTGACCCTTGTTCTTACCTGAACGACCTTCTTCAATCAATTGTGAGAAGAATTTACGTGCAAATGCTTCATCTTGGATGAAATCTACGAAGAGTTTACCGTATGCTTCTGACGCTAGGAATTCATCGCGAAAATCTTTCGTCTTAGTAAAGCGTCCATCAACATTCTTATACCCAACGGCAATAGAAACAAATTGCTCGATAAAGTCCATGATGCGGTCTGCGTCACCCGATGCCGCTACATCTTTAACGTAAGTCTCCCAGTCTTTATTTCCTGAGCGACCCATAATACGAAGTGCTTCGGCACTGTTAATGTGGAAGTAGAACTTCTCAGTGAGTTCCTCACCAGAGAGTGGTTCTACATAAGTAATTTCTTTTACAATCATTTGAATAAATCCTTTCTTATAAAAACAAGTTCATTTTGATTTTTTAACCAGTAACTACGCCAAGGAGAACCATGAGTTCTTTTGGAGTAGGAAGTTTAGCATCAGCGTTGTCTGTACCGTAGATAGCTTCTTCAACTTTCTTAAGTTTGCTTTGTTCAAGCTTAGTTGAGTCGATGATAATGTGTGCCATTGATTGAGTGTTTTCAACACCTGTGTCAACTGGAGTTGTTGTGAAGTCCCAAGAGAATTCGATAGCATCCGGTGAGTCATTGATTGTTTCAAAGTCTTTAGATGCAACACCTGCAGTAGCATTGTATACCAAGTTGATAAGGTAACCGTGACCTGTAGACTCAGTATCATTACCGATAAGTGTACGGTAAGCGAAACCGAATGATTTACGAGTTTGTGCAGTAAGTTTAACACCTGCAACGGCATCAACTTCACCAAGACAAGCTGCAAATTCATCAGGGTATGTGTAAGCTGAGATAGAACCTTTGAATGATTCTTTCGCGATCAAGTTCAAGTATTTACCGTTGTTAGCGTATTTGGCTGTAGCATCACCACCATCTGGTGATTCAGACACTTTAGTCAAACCATTCCAAGCTACACCTTTTTCATATGTACCAGCACTGGCCATAGGGAAAAGTACGCCACGGTCTACACCTGTTTGGTAAGTTTTTTGACCAGTTTGGTCCCAAAGCAATTTTGCCATAGAAATAATAACCTCTCTAATAATATACTCTATACGTCTCTTGATATAAACCATTGTCTACATCGTAGTTGTTGAGGCGTACATAATCAAATTTATCAAGCATGGCGTCCTCAATTGAGTCGTCGTCCACCCTTGTAAAGAAATTAACAATATAAGACCTGTTAGAACGATATGCTCTGTTGTTTGCTGACTCTACATCTAGGTAGTTCTTCTCAACAACAATACAAGGGAATTTCAGTTGAGAACCATCTGGTTTCTGATAATATACCCTTGGACAAATCGTCTTAAGTTCTTCAATGAGTTCAGTATGTGTTCTAGTCATAATCTTTAATTACTACCCCCAATTTATTAACGTCTTCAAGACTCATAACCCCATCAGGTACAATTCGTACTCGTGGTGGGTAATTGAGGATTTTACTTACAGAATATACTTGATTCTTGTAAATAACGTACCAGATACGATTAACACGGTCTGTATCATCATTGGCGAATACAAAAGAGAAGTCGAAGTTAGACTTAATATTCTCGTTAATTCGTTGTGAATCAGAAATATCATAGCGTCTATTTTCGACAATGTTAGCAGGGACCTTTCGATATCGTGTGTACTCGTACGAATATACACCAGGTTTAACCTCTGTCTCTTCAATACCGCGAACTAAGATATCTATTGTCGTCCTCATGCTACTCTCCTATATTCCATTTTGAAATTAGCCGCCTGTACGTCCTGTGCTACCTGGATTTCCTGACGCAGTGCTAGCTGCTGCAGTTTCGTCAGCGTCTGAATGTTTAGACAAGTATTTGTCACCAGGTTTGTCTTGTTTTTCAACCCAGTTAGGTTTTGTCTTAAGGGCATCTTTACGGAATTTAAGCATATCTTCGTTAGTAGCTTCAGCTTTCTTAACTGTTACAAAGATGAAGGCACGTGGGATCATGATTGCACCTGAAAGACGTGCTTCCATAAGGTATTTCATTTGGTTAAAGTCGATATCGAAATCGTCGAATGTTACGACTTGTCCGCCTTGAGATTGACCGAATACGTAGTCATTCAAGTTACCAATCAAGAATTTACCTTGAGGCATATCGCGGAATTCGATAACTTCAGAACATCCGAAGTAAGCAGCAAGATCACCATTTGTAGCTACACGGTTACCATCACCAGATGAACCATACAAGTAACGTCCGTCTTTATCTTTAAGAGTACGGAGTTTGGCAAGGTCAAATGGGTTGATGATAAGTGATGGAGAACCAGAACCTTGATATCCAGGGATGGTCTTGATTACATCATCAACTACAGACATCCAATCTTCAGATTGAACTTTGATTGTGAAGAAGTCATCGTCTTTAGTGATAGGACGAATATGTTCTTCTTGGATCTTTTCAACGTTTGGTTTACCATCTTTAAGTACTTCACGGCCATCACCAAACAAAGCAGCACGTACGAGTTCTTCTTTGAACTTGATTGCTTGCACTTGTTTCAAGAATGATACAGCATCGATACCATTTTCACGAATATCGATAACGTCATCACGGTCAATAGCAGTTTTGTGGATGACAGTTTGTGGTGTAGTTACACGGTAGTACAAACTGATAAGACGTTGGTTAAGTTTTTCATTACCTTTGATGTAACCACGTGCACGAGCTTGTTCTTCTGTCAAGTCAGCATAGATATTCTTAACATTTGGTGAAGATACAGCACCAAATTTGTTAAGGATAGCTTCAACGTTTTTAGCGTTAGGGTTGTAAGCTTGAATACCTTTTTGCAATTGAGCTGCTGGGAACAAGATATCAATGTTAGAGATACCATGTTGCAAGAATTCACCGCTTGAATCTACACCAGCCAAAGCACCTTTGATAGAGCCGCTTCCAAGAGCTGCTGCTTCACGCACAGCTACATCAGCAAGTTGTGCAGCATGTGTCAAAGTGTCTTGTTCTTCAATTCCATTTTGATTGAAATGATTTTGTT